TGACAATATCGCATTAATTTATCCTTGAAATTGTCATCAATCATGATGGAATTGAGATCTATATATTTAGGATCTTGGTAGATTCTGAGGACAAATTGTTTCGCATGAAGGAGACCCAAATCCATGTAGATGGCACCTACGAGGGCTTCAAAAACATCTTCGAGAATCTTTGGGTTGTTATTCCATGAGTTCCTCATACCCTTCTCATCCATGAGAACTAAATCATTGAGACCTAACTTTAGGGCTATATCTGCGAGAGTTTCAGAACGAACGAGTTTTGTACGAGCCTTGGTGAGAAATCCTTCCTGTTTCTCTTCGTGGCGATCGAAGAGAAACTTGGTGATGATAAACCCTAACACACTGTCACCCATAAACTCTAAGGTCTCGAAGGATTCTGTAAATTGTTCATACTCTTTGAGGGCACTCTTATGTGTAAAAGCTCTTTGATACAAAGACAGATCTTTGATCTTTGTATCAATAAGTTGTTCAATTTGTTCCTTTGAGACAGACATATTGTAGTTATGTGTTATTTTTTTAAGCCTTTACAGGTTCCGTCTTCACGTAATGTGGAGAGAGGTACTTCTGCAGGTTTAGGTAGGTCACAACAACGTCGGCAGGGGGCTGGAGAAGCTCCTTAAGCTTGTCGTCAAGAATGAGCTGACGACCGTTATCGGGATGCTTGAGACCCTTCTCAGTGATGTACGCGTTGACCTTCTTGGTCACCTCGGAACGGGAGATTAGCTCTCCCTCGGGAAGTCCAAGGAAATCGCGCAACTTAGGTGTGATTTCCTGCTTCCTGTTGAAGCCGTTGTTGGCAGAGCGAGCCTTAGCCTTCTCACCGTCGGGATCTTCTTGGTGAGTCTTCACCTTGCGAACAATCTTGGTGAGAGCCTTGACATCAGCACGGAGAGCAGCAAGTTCAGTTTGAATAGTTTCAAGAGACATTATATCTATATTAGACTGGTAATCTTTAAGTAAGATACGTCAGAAATACGAGAGAGAATATGATCAGTAAAATGAGTACATAAACCTCTGTACTGAACTGTTTACCTTCTAATGGTAATGGGCGTTTTATGATCCTGAAAGGTTCTTTTGGAAAATCCCCGGGGCATCCACCAGCACAACATTCCTTTTCTGGACAGGGTACTACATGGGGTCCTCTCCTTACTCCACAGAATTGTCTTTTTTTTGGATCCCAAACGTCGTCGTATGCGTAGCATCTGCATTCGTCAATTATACTACAGACCATATTATTATGTGAGAATATAATAATGGACACTGATATTTATCCAGAAGCCACTATCCAAAAATATCTGGATGAAAATTTATTATTCAAGGATGCTAAACTGAAAAAATATTACGAAAGGAATGAACAGAGAGATCTTGGAAAATTCAGATACCGTGTAACTACTACTTATAAAAATAAAGATTTTGAGAAGGTTGTATACTTCACTGTCACTAACGCTTTGAGAGATATCATATTAGAAACTACCGGTGAGATTTCTGAACATATGAAGACTATGGGTGATGTAATTGTAAGTGGTGGTGAAGCTTTCAATTTATACGTGGAGTACAAAAACAGGATTGTCACGACTGATATAGATGCAAAGTTTGTTCCACGTATGTCTGTTAACCCAAAGTTTTTTGGTAAACTTCAAGCGACTAAACTCATTCTTTGGGATAAATTGGGTGAGATAGCTAAGCGTTTAAATGCACGCGTTAGAAAGCGGATGTCACTCATAAAGTCTAAAAATCCAAAACTTTTCAAATTTTTGGGTCTCAGTATACCACCTTCTGGTCCAGCTGTGACACGTAGATACACCTTAATCAAAAAGAAGAAGTCTGGTACTACCAACGCTCCCAAGAAAGGGGATGTGTTCATTGATGTTGAATTATTTGCACTTGATTTAAACGTTCGTTTCTTTTCACCCAATAGCGGTAAAATTGAAGGTGTGACCCTCGGTGGTATTCTTGATATTCCATTCATGAGACCAAAGGAGTTTGGATATGAGGTTGTTTTAACCAGGCGAAAGGGTGTAACATATAGGAATCAAAACACTGGTAAATTGGTTACCAATAATAAGGTTTTTGTAGCGAGTAAAGAGTTTCTGATAGAAGATATCTATCTGATGAGTAAACTCAATCTTCGCCCAGAAAAGAAAGAAAAAGATCGTCAACGCCTTATTAAACTCGCGCAACTCCTTGATAAGAAAGTTACTACTTCCAATTCTATTGAGGACATTTTCAAGAGGGTAAAGCGATTAATTACCAGAAAGAGTGCTCCAGCGACAAAGAAAAATGCACAGGTCTCTGTATCTCAGGCTAAACGTATAGATCCTTACAAGTATAAAAACTTTACAACTAAACCATCGGAGGATAAGTTATCTAAACAGATTGTTCATGGATTGAAACCTGTTACAAAAAACACTAACATAAATGGGTACAAAAAGTCATCTGGTAATCAGAAACTGAATCTCAAATCGTTAACATGGAAAAATGTAAACAACAATTCGTATGTGAAGAATGAAGTTAATTTGAGACCTGTGAATGCAAAGAAATTACCAAATAACATAAACCCTATAAATACCCTTTATGGTTATAATCCCAGGAGAAACGCATGGGTTTCTCAAAATGTATTAAATAAGTCAGCTGCTATACCATTTGTTGGTTTAAAGAAATGAGACACAAACCATATATAAAATGCTTTACAACGCCCCAGCTAAAGGTGAAGATGGTCTCTATTTTGTGAAGGCTCTCAACGATTCCAAGCGCAAGTGCCTCGTTCAGTTGAACGGGGTTAAGATTGCCGACGTCTCAGGAGACATTGTTATGGATCTTGAGTCTGAGGTGAACATCGCCAGGATTCAAGCGATTGACACCGAGAATCTTGGTGCCGCTGTTGAAAATGCCGAGACTTGGTTCGGTAAGAAGCTCAGTGAGAAGGTTGTCGATGGTGCATACACTTCCAGTATCGCGGATGGACAGATTACAGGGGAACGCATTGAGGTTATGAAGGTTTTCAATGCCGAGCAGGAGGAGATGGATTTTGAGAATGTTCAATCTGGAAAGTCTTGTGATGTCATTCTCGAGTTTGCGGGTCTCTGGTTTGCCAAGAAATCTTTCGGATCTTCATGGAATGTTGTCCAGGTCAGGGTTCACCCAGACCCAATTCTTGACACTTACCCAGACGGATTTGCTTTTGTTGATGATGAACAGTAAAAAAAATTGTTAACCTAATATAAAACATGATGAAGAAGGGTCGTACCCAAAACTTACTTATGGTCCTCGCCGTTGTCGCACTGGTCTATGTTCTCTTTACTCTTAACAACAAGTCCGAGTATTCTATTAAGGAGCGTGAGTTCGCCGCTGTCGGTGCTGGTCCCTCCGCTGGACCCACCGCCGCGCCCGTTGCCAACGGTGGCTGTGGTATGGAGAATGGTGTTGGTCTCGCCTCTTCTCTCCTCCCCCGTGAGGTAGCGTCCCAGGAGGACTTCGGTGAGTTCGCTCCCGAAGATATCCTCGCTGGTCAGAACTTCCTTGAACCCCGTGCTCAGATTGGTTTCCCCGAGACTGTTGGTGGTGCCCTAAGGAACGCTAACCAGCAGATCCGCGCTGAGCCCCCTAACAACAAGGATCCTTTCGTTTGGAACAACTCCACCATTGTCCCTGATACTATGATGCGCCCTCTCAACTAAGAGCGCTTAAAGATTAGATTTTAGAATTATATAATAAATATGTCAGTACCAAGTGAACTTTCTGAGAGCGTCTCCAAGCTTGTAGATCTCACAAAACAACTTTCTGAAGCAAAATCTGATATCAAAATCCTAAATCAAGAGGAAAAGAGACTGAAGGAGTCTGTGAAGAAGCATATGATTTCTCAGGGTATCGATACCATTAACCTCAGGAAGGGGAAGATTAGCATTCGTAAGAGTGTCCGAAAGTCTGGAATCAATAAGGATGCTATCAAGGATGGACTTCTTAAATTTTTCGGTGGAGATGAAGCCAAAGTAGAGGGTGCTTTAAACGCCATCCAGGATGGTCTAAAGACCAAAGAGTCCACTTCTATTTCGTTAACCGGTATAAAAGATAAACCTCCTAAAGAAGATAAGTAATAACCATGGTTTGGAGCCAATACGTATACGAAGCTACCGCTTACAACGATGTTGTCGGTGGTAGTGACGACGACGAATACAACGACGACACTCCTCTTAATATTGAAGACTGGGAAGTCCAATATTCAGATGAACTACGATACATGTGGAATATGATTGACACATTGACATACGATGCTCAAATGAATCACTCAGGGAAGTTTTGTGATTTTGTAGAGTTTTGTTCTACAGAGCATATGCCTCACCCAGAACGCACTATTTGGGAATACGAAGAACAGACCGGGTGGTATGAAGAGAGACTTTCCCACATTTGGAGAAATCTCAGGCGTGCTATTAATGAAAATGGTCTTCATGAAGAAATGATGAGAGGTGCTACGTTTAATAACTTTACTCATTTCGTCAAAAATTATATGCATATATATTAAATGTTCCTCCCCGATATCACCTCGCAAAAAGTTGCCCTCCCCGCCGCCCTTTTTTTGGCTCTAAGCCCCGGTATTCTCGTGACTACCGCGGGCAAAAACGTGAAGTTTATGAACGGCAAGACCAATCAGATGACCGTTATGTTTCACGCGCTCGTGTTCTTCCTTGTGTTCAGCCTCGTTGCTCGCGCGATGGGTCTCGTGCTCACCAAGACCGATCTTCTCGTGACCACCGCTCTCTTCATCGCCCTCTCCCCAGGTCTTCTTCTTACCCTCCCCCCTGGCTCGGGCGGTGTCTTCCAGTCGGGACAGACCAGCATCCCTGCCGCTGTGACTCACGCGGTTGTGTTCGCTGTGGTGTTCGCGTTACTTCGCAAGCAATTTCCTCAGTTCTACTAAGTAGGAGAATGAAGTACCTTGTTTTAGGTCCCGCTTCAATGGGAATATTCTCAATGATTGGAGTCTTAAAAGGACTTGAATCTAAATTAGTAGATGTGAAGGAGATTTCCGGATCATCAGCTGGTTCAATTATAGCTTTATTTTTAGCATTGGGGGTATCTATCGATGAAATACTAAATATCTCACTCACATTCAATATCCCCGAATTTGTTAAAATACGTATAGGCTCCTTCTTTACCAAATTTGGATTTGTTGATTTAGATCCTATACGTGACAAAATGGTCGAATTGTGTGGATGTGACCCTACATTTGAAGAATTAGATATGAAAATATACATTTCAGCGTACTGTTTAAATACTTCAACAACGGAGTATTTTTCACGTGATACTCACCCTAAAATGAAAGTAATTGACGCTGTGTGTATGAGTATGGCTATACCTCTTATATTTGCATGTGGTAAATATGAAGGTAAAACATACGTTGACGGTGGTACACAGGAAATATACCCCCTCTCACCATTTTTAGATAAAAAGCCATATGAAATTACATGTGTTAAATTAAAAATGGATAAGATTTACCAAGAAGAAATAAACACACCAAGACAGTTTGTAGAGTCCCTCGTTCGTGCAACTATTGTAAATAGACGTGAACATAATAAGGATGTAAACTTGATTGAAATTGACATCGGTGAAACTAATGTATTTGATTTCAATATGTCGTATGAAGATAAAATTAAACTATATAATTTAGGATATAAAACTATAAAATAATTCGTTACACTTTTTTGTTAACTTAATATATATAATGGATGCGTGTGATCCAAACGCGGATATAGCAAATCTCCGCCAGCTGATCAAAACGAACATCGGAGTAGATGTTAAGTTAACAAAAGATGAAATATGTCAGGCGTACGAGGATATCCAGGGAGGTAAGTTACCCTTACCCCCTTTAGTCATGAACTCCAGTCGTACTTATCTGGTGGATAAGAAGTCACCTTTAAAGCCAAATGATTATGAGTTACTCTTTGATTCTACCACAAAGCGCACAGACCTCAAAAGGATTGCGCGTAAGGTTGATCTTAAGAATGTTGATCAAATGACTAAAACTCAGATTGTTACCGCAATCGGTAAGCGTCTGCGTTACATGAAAGTACATGAACCTGTCAAGTTTGCCAGGAAGTCTCGTGTAACTGTTAACAAATACACAGCAGTGAATGCCAGTACCAACACAGCAGTGAACAATGTTAACAATACTAACTTAGTGAACAACGGTTTGAACGTCAATAGGAACAACGGTTTGAACACCAATAGGAACAACGGTTTGAACGTCAATAGGAACAACGGTTTGAACGTCAATAGGAACAACGGTTTGAACGTCAATAGGAACAACGGTTTGAACGTCAATAGGAACAACGGTTTGAACACCAATAGGAACAACGGATTCACGGAACGCGCACGGACAAATTTCAACAACAGCCCTCGTGCTTCCAATGGTGCCCGACCTAACGTGTTTAGGAGGAACACGACTCTTAACAACAAGAATGTGTTTAAACAGGGAAGAAAACCCGCCTTTTTAGGTGGTAATCAACGCGCTGTCCGCGAACCTATTGTTGCACAGGTGAGGAGAAATAACGCTCCAGTAAACGTTGGAGTGAACAAGAAGCCCAGTTTTCTTGGAGGTCTTTTTGGCAAAAAGAACTATATTCCCACCAAAAAGTTTAGTGGTGAGAAGAAGGGTTATGCTTTTAAAACCGGCAACAAGGGATTAGGCTACTATAAAAATAACGGCGGACCGGAACCCACTGTGGGTCCACCCCAGGGTCCAGCTTTACCTACCAAGAACAATCTTAAACCAGTCCCAACTACACTTCCAAATGGAGATTTAACCGTACAAAACGCAGTTGCAAAAATTAAACAGATGGGTCTCAGACGTGAGAAGAAGTTTTTAGAAAAGTTAGAACTTGGAGGGGTCGCGAAAAAGGTGGTAGTTGCTGAAGCCGGACAAGCATTAGAAGAGGAAAAAAGATTCCTCGCTTTCATAGATGGTCTTAAACTACTCCCAATAGAGAGTGAATACATCAAACAGCGTATGGCTGTAGATGATCTCCAACAACTAAGGGTTGAAGCTCAGATGAAGGCTGATGAAGGAGCTAACATAGAAAGGAGTAATGAGGAGAAGATGGCTATGTTTTTAGCAACTAC